GCTTTACTAGAAGCATATCTAGATAGCAAGACAGACTAATGAAAAAATACATTGCAAGCCTTTTGGCTATGGTAATTGTTTCTCCAATTTTTGGTGCAAACAAAATTGAATTTGATTATGTTATCAATAAAGCAGAACATTGTATGGCTCTGAACATTTACCACGAAGCTCGGTCTGATAACTTAGCTGGTAAATTTGCAGTTGGAGATGTAGTACTCAATAGAGTCAACGATATACGATATCCAAATAATGTTTGTGATGTCATTTATCAAGGTGAGCATAGACCAAGTTGGAAAGACCCTAGTGTTCAAGTACCTGTGAGAAACCGCTGTCAATTTAGTTGGTATTGTGATGGTAAGAGTGATGACCCGCTTGATAGTGATGCATGGAATGAATCTGTTTTGATTTCAGCTCAACTTTTAAATGATAATAGATATCGTGGCTTAACTGAAGGTGCTACTCATTACCATGCTAGTTGGGTACTTCCTTATTGGGCTCCAACTTTACAAGCCATAGGTACAATAGGTTCTCACGTATTTTACCGTGCCGACTAATATAAATAACTCTTTTATGAGGAATTTATTATGGTCGTTGCAGGTATAGATTATAGTTTAACATCACCTGCAATTTGCATACACTCAGGTGAAGATTGGGATTATTCAAATTGCAAATTTTATTACATGGTAGCAAATGAGAAAAAAGTTACAGAAGCTAAAAACTACCATTGCTCAGTTTATCCAGAATGGAGCGAAGACTGTGAACGCTTCAATAATTTGGCCGAGTGGAGTTTACACAGGATATCTTCCGCCGGATGCAGTAGAGTTGCTATTGAAGGATACGCCTTTGGCGCAGTCGGAAGAGTATTCCAAATTGCAGAAAATGCAGGTTTGCTTAAGTACAAACTCTGGAAAAAAGGAATAGAATACACAGTACCAGCTCCTACAGAAATTAAAAAGTTTGCAACAGGTAAAGGTAACGCGAATAAAGATTTAATGTTAGAAGCCTTTAATAAAGAAACAGGGGTTGACATTCGCGCCAAACTTGATATAATAAAGGGATATAATCCAATATCCGATATTGTTGATGCTTATTACATAGCTAAGTTCGGATTTACAAACGGAAAAGAAAATGATAGTAATATTTAACGGACCACCAGGTAGTGGTAAAGATGAAGCTGCCTCTTTGTATAAAGAGATGTTTGGTTTCAAATCATTAAGTTTTAAACATCAGTTGTTTAAAGAAACAATTGAATTTTTTGGAGTGGACAAAGATTGGTTCATGCAAGGTTATAATGACCGAGACCAAAAAGAAGTTGTTGAACATGCTCTTGGCGACCATTCGCGAAGAGAAGCAATGATACATGTTTCTGAAAATGTTATGAAGCCAAAGAAAGGATTAGATTACTTTGGCAAATTGGTTGCAGAAGAAATAGAAGATGGAATTAATTATGCAGTTGCTGATGGTGGATTTGTAGAAGAGCTCAAGCCACTTATTGAACGCGTTGGCAATGAAAATATTGTAATTGTTCAGATTACAAGAGACGGGCATGATTATTCATCAGACAGTCGTAGATATTTTAATGGTAATCTAATTAAAGAATACACTATTAATTACGAAACGCCTATTGATAGTGCTTATGTTTTAAAAGAAGAAATGAATGTAAATACTTATCGTATACATAATAATGGGTCAGTCAGAAACTTTCATAGTATTCTAACTGATATTTACAATGAACTGAATGAAGATTACAAACTTGAACAAACTAGAGAAAATACCGACACCGAACATAATCAATCTAGCTGATTGTCCCGACCGTAAAGCATACACGGAAAAAGAGTTCTCAAAACTTGGTGTTAATAATATCCATGTGCATGTTTATGAACGCTATGGAAAAGATTCTATACCGTTTATAGGTGAGCCAGGGTTGTTAGAAATAATGACCAAGGGTGTTACGTCATCTCATTTACTTACAATCAAATGGTGGTATGAAAATACTAACGAAGAGATTGGTTTATTCTTTGAAGATGATGTTGACTTTGAGCCTGTAAAGCTTTGGAACTTTACACTGATGGAATTCATTGAAGGTATTGAAGCAGAGTGGGGAGCATTGCATTTATGTAATGTATTTGAATATCCCTACGAAACTGGTATCGAATATCCACCTATGATGATTCGTCGTCGTAGACTATGGGACCATGGATTACAAGCATATGCACTCAAACGTGAATATGCAAAACAGATTATTGATTATTATTTTATTGAAACGGAAAATAACAAAGAGCTTGCAATTCATTATAGAATGCCACTTGGAGCTCCGCCTTCATTTGAAAATAATGTGATGCATGGGTTTGGACCAGTGTATACTTTTCCGCTATTCAATCAGAACGTAATCGACTTTCGTTCGAAGAATATATATTATTATAACAAACAGGCAGACTCTGCCATTTACTCATACGAATTTTTAAAAGATTGGTGGGAAAAGAAAGGGTCACAAAAATCATTAGATGAAATTTATGAGGAAGCGAAATATGAATGATTTAGAAAAATTATGTGCAGTGCAAATTGTGATTAGTGATTTAGAAAAACAAATTGACGGTAGTCAAGCTCAAGGTCACTTATACACGACAGTCAGCACATTGAGAAATTATGCAGACAGTCTTAAAAAGTCTGTTAACGAAAAATTAGAGAGAGTAGAAAATGAGTTGCGTGTATAAAGGAGAAGTAATTAACTCCGAACAATCAGAAAACGCTAAAGGCGGAACTGAAATGATGAGGCAACGTTTTATTGACCTCGTAGATAAAGAATTACAAGAAAAAGTTGCTGTTCATCTAAGCAGACCTCGTGAACTGAAAGATGATGTATTAAATATCTTATGGTGCCACGACTTAGCTGAAGACCCAGAGAATAAGATTTTATTAGATGGTGGTTGGGAAAAGTTTGACCATTTTGTTTTCGTATCAGCATGGCAGCGTGACCAATATATTGTAAGATTTGGTATTCCTTATAGCAAATGTAGCGTTATCTATAATGCTGTTGAAAAACAATTTGCACCAAGAGAGAAAAATACAGATACTATTAGATTTATCTACCATACAACACCACATCGTGGATTGGAATTATTAGTTCCTGTATTTGATGCATTAAGTAAGCAATACGATAATATTCATCTTGATGTTTACTCTGGTTTTGAAATTTATGGATGGGAACAACGTAATGAAGCATATAAAGGTTTATTTACGAACATCGAAGCGCATCCAAACATGACATATCATGGAGTTAAATCTAACGAAGAAGTTCTGAAAGCTCTTGATGATGCACATATTTTCTTATATCCAAATATTTGGAAAGAAACTTCTTGTATTGCTTTGATTGAAGCAATTAAGAGTCAGGTTATTTGTATCCATCCAAACTATGGTGCATTACCTGAAACTGCACAGAATGCTACAATTATGTATGATTGGAACGAAGACCCACAGTTCCATGCAAACTATGCATTCTCAGTAGCAAAGCAAGTACTAGAAAGTATAAAACAAAATCCAAATTATTTTAATGGATTTACCTATTCAGATAGGTTTAATCTAGCAAGAAACAGTGTTCAATCATTCCAAGTAATGTGGAACACCCTTTTAAGGAATATAACTCATGGCGGACAAAAAGAAGCCGGATAATGTAGTACAGTTTCCAAGATTTATTTCAGACCCGCCAATGACGGCTGATGAAGTAAAAGATAGGATTTCATCGTATAAAGAAAACTATGCAAATGACCTATCAGAAATTATATGGGAAAATGTATTACACGAAATGGCAAGAGCAAATTGTGATTTCGATAGTAATATTGATAAGTATTTTCCAAATATGATTTTAGTTTTTGAAAGTATTAAAGCACTGCATTTATTGACAATGGATGCTAAACACCCATTGCAAGAGTTTGCAAGTCAAAACGTAGCAATTATCGATTCCGATGGAACTCGAACAGTAGGTGGTCTGAAAAGCGAACTGACTGGGCTAGGGGTTGACAATGACGAAGAAGTATGATATAATAATCAATACTTAAATTAAATTATGGTAAAATTATGATATTAGTTGACTACAACCAAGTGATGTTAGCTTCACTCTTTGCGAGTATTGGTAATCATCACAATGTGGAACCAGACGAAAATTTAATTCGTCATATGTTCTTAAATTCAATTCGATTCAATCGAAAAAAATTCTCTGGAGAATATGGAGAAATTGTTCTTTGTTGCGATAACAAAGACGTTTGGCGACGTGATTATTTCCCTTATTATAAAGCTAATCGTAAGAAGGGCAGAGATGCTTCTGATATGGATTGGAATAAACTTTTTGAAGTTATTCATGGAATCAGACAAGAGATTGAAGAATTTTTCCCTTATAAAGTTATCAATGTAGAGCGATGTGAAGCTGATGACATTATTGCTACTCTTGTACATAAGTATGGTACAATAATGAATACAGGTTCAGAAAAGATATTGATTCTATCTGGTGATAAAGACTTTATTCAATTACAAACTTATGCTAATGTTGACCAATACAATCCAGTTATGAAGCGTTGGGTAAGACATGACAATCCGAATAAATATTTGGAAGAGCACATTTTAAGAGGTGATGTCGGTGATGGTATTCCAAATATTCTTAGTGCTGATAATTGTCTGGCTCTTGGTGAGCGCCAAAGACCAATGACAAAGAAAAGACTTACACAGTTTTTAACTGAGCCCGAGAAAATGGACGAAGAAACAAAACTGCGTTTAAATAGAAACAAGCAAATGATTGACCTAAGCTTGGTACCTCAAGAATACAAAAAAGAGATTCTTGAGCAATATAATAAAGACAAAGAAATTGGTCGTGAACATCTCTTTAATTTCTTTGTTAAGAAAAAGTTGAAAAACTTGATTACAGATATACAGGATTTTTAATTATGGCAATTAGATTATCAATGACCGAAGTTCTATCTGAACTTCCAAAAAAGAAAAGTAAAGCAGATAAAGTTGCATGGCTTCGTAAGAATGACAATGTACCTTTTCGTAATGTTTTACGTTTAATATATGATGAGAGTATTGAGTTTCTATTACCCGATACTCCTCCACCGTGGAAACCAAACGAATTTGAAGATGAAGCAAAAACTATGCTTTATCGTGAAGCAAGACGTTTGAAAATCTTCTTTAAAGGTGGTGGTTACGACGATATGAAACAAGTCAAGCGTGAGCAATTATTCATTACACTTTTAGAAGCTATCGATAATGAAGATGCTGAACTACTAGCAAATAATATGTTATCTCATACAAAAGTGAAAGGATTAACTTTACCAACATTGTTAGAAGCTTTTCCAGACTTACTAACAGCTCCTATGGATATGCGATAGAAGGAATTACATTATGCCTAAGCGATTTAGAGATTATCGCAAAGGTGACGGTTGGGGAGAAGACCCTCGCAAAGAAGACCGTCTAAATGAAAAGCGTAAAAATAAGCGCCGTCAAACAAAGCGAAAGCAAAGGCTCAAAGATAAGTATGACTACTAATGTCGCTATACTTACGAATTTTCGTACAGGTAGTACCAATTTTACATTACAAAAATCTGAAGAATATGATTTACCTTATAAGGGTGAATTGTTTTCGCATGAGCGACAATTTTCTATTGGCAATTTATTAAGTAGTTCTGAGTTTAGTGCAAAGTACAAATATAAAGACCGCAATATTGCCAATTATGCTTTAAGTAATTGGAATATAATTGATGAGCTTAGAGCAGGACACCCTGCTTGTTATAAAATTATGCCATCTCATTTTCACAAACGAATGCATCAGCGAACTGCAACAGATATGTTTCAGCTACAAACTGTATTAGAGCATGCTGATAAAGTCTATTATCTTTATCGCCGAGATTTACGAGCTCAAATTATGAGTTGGTTAGCTGTTCGTAGAGACGGCTCGTTTGGACATACTGGTTTTGTTACTAATACACCCTTAACATATCAAACTAAAGAAGAAGATTATGTTAAACGTATGAGACAATTGCACGGTGGAGAAATAGTAGGTGAAACATATAAAGCAACAATGGACCCAGATGACCCTGTATTCCACGCAAAAACAACAATGTCTATACAAGCATTAGTTCGCCAATTAGTAGAAAATTACGACGATATGGCTGAAATGTATAAAAGGGTACCAGGTGAACTAGTTTGTTACGAGGATTACTTTTCTGGAAGTAAATATAAACCCTATAATAGAGAAATAAAGTGGACTGGCGAACCCCAGATTGACTCGTATGTCGACAATTGGGATATAGAAGGCTTATTTAAATAGTGACAAAGGGTTGACAAATCATTTCAAATGTGATATAATATACCCAAAAGAAATAGGAAAAAGGAAATATTATGGACCATAGAACTGATAAATTAATACTAGTAGATTGTGATGGTGTACTACTAGATTGGAAATACGCATTCTTTAAATGGATGCACGAAAATGGATATGAAGTTAAACACGAGGGTGTTTACGAAGTAGCTGAAACGTTTGGAATCACCAAAGAAAAAAGTAAAAAGCTTGTAAGACAATTTAACGAGTCTGCAAGGATTGGATTTTTACCAGGATTACGTGACGCTATTAAATATGTTAAAAGATTACACGATGAAGGATATATCTTTCATTGTATCACCAGCCTGAGTACAGACCCTTATGCTGGTAAACTCAGACAGCAAAATCTAGAGAAACTCTTTGGACCAGCTGTATTTGAGAAAATAGTCTGTTTGGACTGCGGAGCTGATAAAGACGATGGATTACTTCCATATAAAGACAGCGGATGTATCTGGGTTGAAGATAAGCCAGAGAATGCTGAATGTGGATATAATCTAGGTCTTAGAGCAGTATTAGTTGAACATTTATTTAATTCTGACTATGAAAATGATTCGATTCCAAAAGTAAAAAACTGGAAAGAAATCTACGAAATGATAGTTAGTAGATAATAAATAAACTTATGAAAGATTGGATATTTAATTAATGCCAACATACGAATTTCAAGATACCAATACAGGTGAAACATTCGAGAAAATGTTAAAAATCTCGGAGCGTGAAGCCTTCCTCAAAGATAATCCCCACCTTAAACAAATTCATACTAGCGGACAAACTGTGATTGAGTCTGCGCGCCTTGGTCGTATGAAACCTGACCAGGGTTTTCGTGATTTGCTTTCGTCAATGAAAAATAACAAAAGCTATACAGGAAATAAGATAAATGACTGGAAATAGAAATTTATCTGTACACAAGGAGATTATATATGTCCAAAGCACGTCGTATTTCACAAAAGGAGAGACGAAGACTCGCAACAAAGAATGGTAACGGAACACTAGACCGAAAGTTTAGTATGCGTCCCATTCAACCAATCACTGATACTCAGCAAGAAATGTTTGATGATTATCGGACTGGCTATAATATAGCTGCGATTGGTACGGCAGGAACTGGAAAAACAATGTGCGCATTATACTTGGGCTTAAATGATATTATGAACAAAGATGAATATGACCAAGTAGTAATTGTACGTTCAGCAGTTCAGACTCGAGAACAAGGATTTATGCCAGGTTCTCAGTCTCAAAAAGAAGCTGTTTATTCAGTACCTTATGCCGATATTGTAAATGATTTATTTGGCCGAGGTGACGCTTGGGAAATTCTGAAACAGAAACACCAAGTAAAATTTATGACTTCTTCGTTTGTGA